TGAAAATATATCGGTATTCGGGTAAAAAAGCTACTATCATAATATTTGTGTGTTAATAATTATTTGTCCTACTTTGTCGGAAATGTTTTTTAAGAGTGCTTCTTCTTCATTTGAATAAATATCTTTTCGACCTCCTTGTTGGAATAGTAAAGAGCCTTTTTCACCTATATTTCTTACTACGTTTGAAGCAAACATAAATCTTTCTTTAACGTTTACAAATTCTAAAGGTAAGTATTTACTCCATGCAGCTATATTGCTTCTAACTGATAAATAACTTAGTGTTGATATTGAGGCTTTCATCTCTTGAGGACTTATCCCCGTTTCCATGTTGTGGAAATTTTCACGACCCCAAACAATTAAATCCTGATTTTGAGTATCAACCCGAATGCTTCGAACCGTTTCTCCGCTTCGATTTTTCTTTGCCTTAAGGATATTTGATACAACTTTTAGTTTGTAAATATTGCCCTCGAATGCTAAAACGTCCGTTACTTTTTGACCGATTAATTGAGGCATAAGCTGTAAGTACATGTAATATTAAAGACATATCCGTATTCATCACAATCTAAATTCTGCCAATTCGGGAAAGGCTTTTGAGTAAGAGTGCATTCAATACCTTTACTCCTTAATAGGTTGCGAAAATCCATAAATGAGAACATTATTTGTTCTAAATTTGCGTTAATATCCTCGGATGATACCTGTTTGAATCCTACATGAATAATGTAAAGACTCAAGTCCCGGGACACTCTTCTTTGTGGATCAAATAAAGGCTGTAATGGTTCATTAAAGGTTCGTAAAATGCAGGGATAGTCGGTAATATTTCGGTCTGTTAGAATATTTTTATCCTTTTGACCATAAGCAAAAACCCACGAAAAACCGCTTTTTCGGGCACAATCTTGAAATATCGTATCGAATGTTGTCATTTATTTTGCTTTTTACTGATTATTTCGTTGTACTTTCTTTGTCTGTTTGCTTCTTCAATATCAACACGGAAAACAAATCTGTAAATAGTCCATGAATAATTCCCTGCATCCTCCAATGAGCTTATCCCCTGCCTACGTGCAAAACTATCTTTCATTTTTGCAATTGAATCTTTATCAGGCTGTCCGTAACCGGCTGCTTTTTCATCTTTCGATAAATCCAATTTCATTTTACTAAACTCTTCTGCCTCTTGTTTGATTCGGGTTGATACCTCGTTTGCAAAATTATAGAAATCAATTAAGGGGGCATTAAATAGCCAACGTGCTGCCCATTTTTCAGAGTCTTTATGAATCCACTTTTTAAACCGGTTCAATTTTGAGTAAAAGAATATTTCTACAATAGCAGTCATTAACTCGTTAGGTTGTTTAATATCCCACAACCACCCTAAATTATTAAATGACATATCATAAAATTTGAGGGGTGTAATTCCTCTTATTTTATCCGGCATAGTAAATTTTGAACATTCTTTTAATATGTCGGTATTGGTAAGATTTAGGATCGGTGAAATCCTTGTCATTTCCTTGAGTTTGGTTTTACCTGTGATTATCATATGAAGTATTGTTTACTGAAGAAATCCCTCTTGTATTCCGTACCTTCAAAATAAATGCTGATAGGGTAAGTATCCGTTAAATTTAACTCGTCAATCTTTGACCTGATAATTAAATTCATTTCTACCATCTCATTCCACGCATCTGAATATTTTGATTGAGATAAAACAACCTGACTAACTTCTGTTTGTTTAACTGTTACCCCTGAAGCCGTTGCAGTGCTCTGATTATTGGGAAGTATCTTACAAAATACGTAGTTTGCAAGTGGTGAAATAAATGATGCAGTGTCCGTTAAATAACCAGTAACCTCCGCCGGTACAACTTCACTTCCAAATAAATTAATAAGAAATTCCTTTTGGTACCTGGCAATATTCCTGTTCAACTCCATTATTTCATTAGATGCAATTTGAGATGAGGGGGTGTCTTTAAATGGCGAAATATTTAAATAGGGTAGTTTAAGTTTTCCCCAAAAATATTGATAATCAATTATGTTGTCCATTGGAAAGTTAATATTAAAAAAGGGTTAGTCGATTTGACCAACCCTTTATAGTTAAGATTAAATTACTCTGATTACACTGTTGCAACACCAGTAGCCATTGCAGTTAATGCGTTGTTTACATTTGGAACATAAACAAATGCCTGTGCATCTACAGTTTGAACACGTAAATTTTCACGGGTATAAGCTAAAATAGTAGTCATGCCTGTTTTTTTATCGTCCTCGATTTGTGCAATTTCAATAACAAGGTCATCCCATACGTACAGAGTGGCAAGAGAGAAATCACCTGCTAAAAATGTATTTGCAGTAACTAAAGGATTTTCAACAGCTGAAACACCCGCCATTGTATTCATTCCTGTACCCATTGCGAACTGAGGAAAAACGTAAGCTCCTTGTGATGTTTTGGCAAATCGCAATTTGTCCGTATCAACGCGATTAACGATGCAATAATTAGGATTTGCGGCACCCATTTGACCATTTACAATCTGAGTAACAATTTTACCTGTCATGTCCACGATGTTTGGATTAGTTATGTTTCCGCCTCCCAATGTTACCAATGGCTGAGCATATGAAATAATACCTTTGATGTTATTTCCGGTTCCATCGCCGTTTAACAATTGGTCATTTTCTTTTAAACGCATATTACGTTCAACTAAACGCTGAATTTCGCCAAGTACGAAATCAACATCCTTCAAAGAGTCCATTCCAATTTTTAACCAATCAACAATACGTTTTCCGCTGATATTTTTTTCAACCCAAGTCAAGTTGGATGCTGTGCCTACTGAACGAGGATCTCCGGCGGTTGTGCTTGCGTTGTTAGTTACCGATAATTGTTCGTACCATTTTACTGATCCGTGAGTATTTCCGCCCAAATTTACAACCTGAAATAAGTTGCGTAAATAAGGAACTCCCCTGTGAATTTCACCTGGTAAACCTGCTATGCGATAAGCGTTCGTATCAGATGTTACACTTGCACCTGAAATCGCCTTTGTAGTGGTTTTAATTTCAATACGCCCGGCTCCACCTTCTTCAATCATTTTATCAATTGCTTCTTTGTTTTCGGTAAGCAACTGTTTCAGTGTTTTTTCGGGTGCGTTTCCGCCTTGTAATTTCAATGCTGCTAATGCTTCACCTTGTTTGATGATTGCTTTTTCAAGAGTTTCAAATGCTTTTGCATCGACACTGCCTTCAAGTTTCTTTTCCATGTCGGCTTTAAATTCTGCTAACGCCTTATTCATATCCTCTTTTGAGGAAAAATCCTTTAAGGATTCTTTGAACGCTTTTGTTTCTTCCGCCAATATGGCTTTCATTTCTTCTGGAGTCATGAGTTTTAGTTTTTAAATTTTTAATAATTGTTTTAATTCTTTTTTAAATTCGTCGGCAGTGAATATTTCGGCTGTCTTATCCTTATTTTGTGTGTCATCTGACGGCACAAATTCGTTTACTTGTAAAGTTGGGGTTGCACTGTTTGATCCAAGTACTACGGCTGAACCTTCTACTAATTTAGCTTCAGTAACCGCCCAAAAATACCCCTGTTCTGTTGCCTGTTCAACGTTTGCAACTTGCGTAATATATTTATCCCAATTATCTTTTTCGCCTGAATAATAAGCATCCATGGAGTTGATACAAAGAAATAATGAAACATATCGCATCCCTACTGAGTGTTGTTTAACATATCCTTTCAAATACTGTTCAAACATGAACTCGTTACGATCTTCACTAACTACCGAATCAAAAATTAAGGCTTCTGTTTTTCCGGTGAACGATTCGCCAAGTTCTGACCATAACATCGATTGAGCCGTTGCGATGACATCATCGCTTATTACATTTTCAAATTTCAAACAATGTTCCTGAATGTGATAAATTAACTTTTGTTCTTTTAAGGTTTTATTCCAAAGTCCTGGGATATGTACGTCACCGTGCGAGTCAAGTAAATTAGTAGTATTGATTACAATTTTAACTTTTAGTTTATCAAGTTCGGGTGCTTCAATTTCTGCAATTGCTTTATTAATTCCCGATTTTGTTATGCCTGAAGTTGATAAAGAACCATAAGAAAGAGCATCGGCGCATTTTAATGCTGCTTTTTTCTCTGCCATTAAAAGACTTTTATTGTCCTTTAAATATTTAAAAAGTTGATCCTTTGTTGCAAACTCTTTCATTTATTGATTATTTGATTTGAATCAATTTGTTTTTTCTTTTGTTCGACAATTTTTTTAATGTCCTTGTCGGTTAATTTTTTGTCCTGTGGTATCATTTTATAAAATCGTTAATTACGGTTGTTGCATCCTCCACCTTCATCATTCCATTAGTTACAGCCAATACACATCCGTCAACCATCGTTTTGAATCCCATTGCCGAATCTTTTGTTGACTTCTGCATACATTCTAAATGAGAATAGTCATAATAAAATTTATATCCATATTTTTCAGAATCAAAAAGAACATCGTATGCCTGGCTTATTACTTCTGAGTCCGGTATGATAGTATCCTCATAAAATTCTGTTTTGGCTTCTAAATAGGTATTAAATTTTGTTGTATCTGGTAATCCGATTAAAGGAATAGGAACACCAAATGCCTGAGATATTGCCCTATGATCTGCATTTTCGCCATCAAATAAACCTAATTGCCTGACATCCATTCCAATTTTGGAAGCGGTTGTAGGATACTTAGAAATCATTGTGCTGAATTGATTGTTTAGCAATCCATAACGCTCATAATCTCGCTGAATTTCTAATTTTTGCTCAGTAGTAAACTCATTGCCCATTCCTAATTCGCCTTTGCCTGCTTGAGGACTTAACAACACATCGGCACCACGCCTTTTAATCAAATGGTTTCGGCTTTCCAAAGATCCAATAATATTTTGTATTGGTTTTCTTAATGCATCAATCCTGCTTTTTGGTTGCATTTCAAACCCTTGTGTAAGGTTGCAGCTTGTATCCTGAATTTCATAAATCAAATCGGTATCATCGCCGCTTAACATAAATGTCATTCCGAAAATGGTAATCGAATAATACCGGATCAATTTTGCTTGGTTGCTTAAAATATTTGAAGGCTTATTGTAGGATATTGTGATACAATTGTTAGGAATAATTATCAGTCCTGTGATTTTATCATAGCCTACCGGCTTCACCTTGTAAACATAGGCAGCACCATAGACATTGATAAACGTTTCAAGTGTTCGCTCAAATTGGTTTTTTGTTTGGTATGCGTTTGGCTTCCTGAGTATTTTCATTGCCTCATCAAACGCCTTTGATGTGATTACATTTTCTTCACTGTCAACACAAATCAATTTACCCTTTGTAATCGCCTGAGCCTTTTTGTTAATTATTGATTGTAAAGGGGGGCAATTGTCATATGCTGCTGTTTGAAAAGATGTGCCTATTTGATTGAAAATATATTTACTATCTGAATTATACGATCCTGTAAATGCAGAAAATTGGTCATCTGTCATTTTATCCATGTTTGAAAGAGTTAAATTCTCTTTCAATACAGCAAACGCAATTTTCGAAGCATTAACAATGTCTTTTATTTTCACAATTTTCTAATAATTTTTTGGCAAATATAATATTTTAATGAAAAAATACATTTATCTTTGCATTACAAAATTCATTTTAAATCTAATATGTATATGAATCAATACACTATCGCTGAATATAGACGAGAATTTAAGATTGAAAAGAGCAACAGTACAGTGATTCGAATGTGTAAAGGTGGTCGACTCCCAAAGGGACACGTTCCAAAATTGAGAGGGAAAACATATTTGATTAGTGTAGTTGATAATATTGAAAATGATGTGGATCTTGAACCGTATTTGTTGGCTATTCGGGAATATGTGAGTGTGTTGGGTATTCCGTGTAATTTGGAATTGACTACGGAGATCGGGATTAAATTTAACGTTCCAAGGCAACGATTATTGAATGAGATATTAGGATTTAAACAAATATAAATAAATAATAATATGTATGCAATTTTAGACATTGAGACGGGTGGTTTTTCAATCACTAAAAATGGGATTTGTGAAATTGGAATGATCGCAATCGATGAATCATTCAATGAAATTGATAGGCTTCAATTCTATATTAAGCCTTATTTGAGGGATGATTTATCTGAATTGGTATCTTATAAGGAAGATGCTATGTTAGTGAATGGTATAACCATTGATCAGCTTGAAAATGGCATTGATATTGAGTTAGCATGTGAAAAGATAGTTTCGTTTTTAAATGATAACAAAATTGAACGGTTAATCGGGCATAACTCAGATGTATTTGATATTCCGAGAATCGAATACATTTTAAACCGTTTCAAAGGATTGTCAATTTCTACATTCACTAAACATGATACTATGAAAATGTCAAAGTCTGCATATAATTTAACTTCCTATTCACTTGAAAATTTGTGTAGTGAATTTATGATTACAAATAAAAATTCTCATTCTGCTACCGGGGATTGTGAAGTAACATTATAGATATTTAAAAAATTAATAAACTAAATACTATGGGACTAATTAAAGACTTATTTTTGAAGGTAGTTAAGAAGTATTGCAGGCATAAAGAACAATCTATTATTCATTCGGTTCAACCTAAAAAAGTACACGTAAAAGGATATCCGATTAAACTATTAAGGTATGACATTTATGAAATTAAACGCTGTACTTTTTGCAAGAAGGATGTTAAGGAAAGGATTATCAAACACGGATTAACCGAAAAACAAGCGATTGAGTTTGTTGATGGGAAATAAAATATTCACGATTGAACCAGCCACAGGGTGATTGATACAATAGTTTGTACAGACGATTTGTATAAGTGGTACTAAGGATTATTATTAATTTAATAGCCCTTTTTTATGTGCTATACAACATAGTTTTGTACTTTACTTTCAAAATGTGAGCCGCCGAACATAATACATCAATAGCATCCTTCTTGTGCTTGTTATCCCCTTCTTTCGAATAACTTACTAAATCGCTGATAAATGATTTATATTCCGGATTTTGTTCGTAATTAGAATCAAAAACAAAATATTTTTGAACGAATTCATAATGGGAAAGTATGCGAACCTCTTTATTTATGGTAGAGGCGAACCCACGGAGACGTTGATGTTCGTTCAACCTATTTTTTATTAGTAGAATTGCGGCTATCCCAACCCCGTTTGATTCATAATAAAGCTCTTGTAAGCCTTGTTCTTTTGTTTTATCTATAATGCGTTCGGTATTGGCTTCAATGCCATAGGTCGAATGTATAACGTCCTTAACGTAACACACAATTGAATTTTCATAAATAGCAACGTGCAAAAATGGAAATGAAAATTTGTCGCCCCCGGTATCAGCTGGATCGCCCACCCCAAATTTAAAGACGATGTTTTCTTCGGGGATGTTGGATAGGTCGGCAAATTTAAGTAATTCAATAGGGAGTAATAGACCCTCAACACTTAACGGCTCCTGCATATACTCTGCATTCCATGTTGATTTACTAATGCGTTCTTTGATCTGTAAGTATTCCGCTGTTGATTTTACATCACTGCAAAATGTTTCATTGTTGATAAGTGCCTGAATAATTGTACTACTAAATAAATGTTTCTTTTCGATTGCATCCCCGATTATGTCGTCCTTTGTCCACCTTGTTCCAATAAGTATTTCAGGACAATTTTTTTCTTTACGTGAATCATGTGCTGACTCTTTCCATAACTTTACAAATGCGTTGGTAGTGGTTGACATTGCATCCTGCATTGACTTATAAAGGTCATCAGTAATAGCAAGGTTTGCACCAAATCCAATAATAGTACCACCAACCCCGGCACCGAAATACCCTACTTGTTTACTCTTTGTTAATGACCACCCATCCAAATTTTGTTTGTCAGGTTGCAATTCAATTTCCGGGAATACCTCACTAAATTTTGTTGACCGGATGATGTTGCGGGTGTCATAACTGAATTTTTGGTAAAGGGTTGCTGTACATGTATTACGCATAACGGATAGTTCAGGGAACCGGGCAAGCCAATACGCTGCAAAAAGTGAAGTAACGTAGGACTTCCCGGATCGAGGAGGCATTGAAACACTGATAGAAATTGCATTTCCTTTGACATACTCATTTATAACGGTTTGAAATAATAGGGCAACTGGTTTAAAAAATCTTCTTTTATGCCTAAAAAAATCCTCATCATAGTAACAACAAAAAGCCCAGAAGTTAATCCTGG